TTTCTTCAGAGTCGAAATCCATTTCTTCTAAATCCATTGTTTCGTCTAATTCTTCTTCTTGTTCCTCAGACTCACCAAGCTTTACAAGATATTCTACATCAGCGTCTTCATCACTTAAGTGAATGTCTTCACCGTCTTTTTTAACGATGATTCCATCTTCTTCACCCATAGCTTTGAACACTCTTAGAATTTCTTCGTCAGAAGCGTCGGTCAAATCGATTGGACTTTCTTCAGAATCCATGTCCATGTCCATATCTAGTTCCATGTCCATTTCATCCTCATTATCAGTATCCATGTCAACGTCTTCTGTGTCGTCATCCATATCTACATCTAATTCAACCTCATCTTCCATATCTTGTTCTGATAGAGATTCTTTTACTAACTGATTGATTTCTTCCTTCATTGTAGAAGCAAGTATTCCTTTTGCATTCTGGGCGATAGCTTCTTCAACATTTTTCATTTGAATAAGTGCCTCCTGTACTAAATTTTTATTTTCTTGCATGAAAAAAACTATTTTATTTTATCATATAAATAGTGTCCAAATGAAAAAAATTCATTTTGACAATATTATCATCAAAGATTTATTAAATTTTATATTATAAATACCCACAAAATAAAAAAAGTGGTCAGTCACCTAACCACTTTAATAAAACACTTTTAAATTATTAACTAATAACTTCGTCAATCTTACTTTCAGATACTGAAGTTATTCTCCAATCGTGTGTGAAACCTTCGTACTTTTTAGTTACCTTGGCTTCAACATCAGTTACGGAATAACCGTTAACCAATTTTTCTTCTCTTACCTTTTTGATCTTTCCCGTGTTCTCATCAGGGAAATCATACTGAATTTTTGCTACAAAATATTTCTCGTCCATAATTTTATTTTCCCAAAAAATCGTTCAATTTTTTCATTAAGTCAACTGACTTCTCAACATAATCATTCCCCCCCTTAGATTTTTTTTCTTCTTCCAAATTTTCCTCATATTTGCTTCTTTCATCAGGATTTGAAAATAGATAAGCTCCTGGTGTGGATGGAGATGAAACTAAGTCAAAACAAATCAGTTCAAAATCATCTTGTACTTCATTTCTTTCACCCACTTTCTTTAAAGATCCAACTCCCCTTGATGAAATCCCCAAAGTAACACCTTGTCTCATCAAGTTAGCAGCCTGATCTCCTTTTGTGGACACAATCCCTCTTTCATGAAATCCAGGTGAAGTCAATAATTTTAACTTACCCATCAAAATATTTTTATCCCACCAAATATCCGTAATTATGTGAGAAACACGATCCAAATCAATAAGTGAAGATTCAGGGTGATTTAATTCAGATGTTGACAATCCTTTTGCAATTGCTTGTTTGTATCGATCGGCTTCTCTTTTCAATATCCTTTCAGGATATGTTCGTCCATTTCTGTTTGGAGTGTCATACTTCTGTAAAACAGCATAAAACTCAAATGGATTTCTATAATCCATATTTGAAGCTTCTTTCAAAACTTCTATATTCTGAGCGTCCTTTGGGGATACATAACCAGCATCCATTTCAATAAGAATACCGTGACCAAGTTCGCTAGCTTCTAAAATTCTTAAATTTTTCATTTAATATTTTTTTAGATAAATATATAGAATTAGATTGTTTGATCGGAAATGGTCTTTTTGGAGATGGAAAATTCAAAATATTGATTGGAGTAAACATTGTTCTGATAAATTGATTTGACAATGTTTTTCACAGATTCCTTTATTTCATATGATCTGAAATCTGTATTTACGGACGTAAAAAGATTGATTTCTAAATTGAAAAAAGATTTTTTCCCTTTGGAAATTCCACTTGTTCGTAAATCTAAATCGACAATATTTTTGTCCAAAAATATTTTTTGGTCAAGTGATTCAGTTACTGAATTTTTTATTTCTCTCCCCAAACTACTTACAACACGATTCCAATTATGGTCATCATTTTTTGGGGTAACCCACGATTGTATGTTAATATAAATTGATTTTAGGTTCTTCGAATCAACTGTCCCATAGACAGACTTGATTGGGTTGAATAGGTTAAGTTTGACACTTTTACCTTTTTTCATTTGGATAATTTTATGTAAGTTTATTTTCTTACAAAAAATATAGATATAAAATCACCTCATGTCAAAATTTTTTATATCTTTGTTGATATTTGTAATATATGTTAATCGTAAAAATAAAACAAGGAGAAAGTATAGAGAAAGCTCTCAAGATTCTCAAATCAAAAGTGGTGAAAACAAAACAAAATCAAATTTTATTTGATAATAGGGATTATACAAAAAAATCTGAGATCAAGAGAGCTCAGATTCTTAAGGCTAAGTTTGTTCAAAAAAAGAAGGATAAATCAAATTGATTGTTCCAAATTTTTCAGTTTCAAAAAATTTAATTGATCAAATTTCTCTACCTTGATTTTTTCGATTGTTTCTGAAATTTTTGATTTAATCTCTTCGGATTCTTCACTACTTAATATATCACTTAACTTTGAAATTGTATTTTCTTTGATTGTTTGGAATTTCGTTTCCAACGTATGAGTGTCTTCAGACACAATCTGAAAAAATTCCTTTTTAGTATTCTCATCCAAAGATTGGATATAATTACTAATTGTTTGATTAGCAACTGCAACCATTGAACTTATTGGAATATTGACACTTTCTTTTACGGTTTCCTTTTGGGACGACACTACCTTGATGACATTTTTTTTCGCCTGAACTCTTTCTAATAAATCTACATTTTTGTTGTAAACTAATGTATCAATATCGGCATATTTGTTTTCGACTTTTGACAATGAAGTTGGTAATTTGATCGCTGGTAAAATTTTGTTCAACAAGCTTACCCCCTCTTCAATGAAAATTTTGGAATCCTGTTCATTCAATCCTTGGGGAGAACTCAGTTGATCGTATATCGCATACGCTCTTGACATAGATTTATTACTCAAAACATTGTGTTTGAATTCTCTCAGGCTCTTTTTGAATTCTTGTTCGTTTTTGTAGGATTCTAAAAGATTGTTTTCTATCAGGGATTTTATGATTCCAAAAGTCATTTCTTATATTTTTTTGCTATAAATATTAGGAATTTAATAACTTATCCAATTGTTTTGAAATTTCTCCTAAATAATCTTGTGCTTGCCCCAAATTTATTATTTCCGACCCCTCTATCATGTTGGTTTCAACTAAAATATTGAGGTCTCTTTTTCTTGATTCGGGGGTAACTTCTCCTGCTGGTTCTCCAACTCCAGGTGGTGGAGGTGCAATTTCAGGTTCGCCTCCTAAAGGTGGTGCTGGAGGTGCTCCCAATTCTTCAGTTCCGCCTGGAGTTGTCTCTGCACCAGCGGCTGGTGTTGACCCTGTCATGCTTCCGTAGAGTTTATCTATATTATCGAATAGTCCTGTTTTTGTAATAACTGTAGGAGTTGCTTTAAGTTCTTCTCCTACGGCTCTTTCAACTCGTTGTTGTTGTAGATCCAATCTAACCTCATCATCAGACCATCCAAAAATGTGTTTCTTAGCCCAAGTAGAGGATGTCGCTTGTATACCATTACCTGGATCGGCGACCAAATCTTTATATAATAAAACTTTCTCTTTCCATACATCTACTTTCAGAAGATCCGCTTGTGTCGATGGATTAGTTAGACCTAATGTGAAGTTTGAAAGTTCGTCTTCAAATCCTAATAAGAATAAGTGTACTATGGCAATTTTGTTCATTTCCGCCAACATACTTTTCTGAATACGATTTATAGTCCTAGCAAAACGGATATCTTGTAATGCTAAATTTTTACCATCACCAACTACTTCTTCGAATCCTAAAAATGCTTTTGGAACTCTAAGAGCAGTTAAAAGTTTTTTCTGAATATATTCAATATCGGCGATTTCTGAAAGGTTTTGTGCTCCAGCTAAAGTATCAATCGGAGATGGAGCTGCAGGGTCTCTGACAGGGATGAAATAGTCTTGATCAACCGCCATTTGGTTGAATCTCATGTCTACGTTACCTGTCTTACTATCAACTATTTGTTCTCTTTTGAACTTATTGGCAACACGTTGTACATAAGCTTCAACATCATCGTCATTCATATTACCAACAAAAACCTTGAATATTCTTCTTTCAGGAGCTCTTGAAGTACGATAAATTAACATCGCGTCCTCACATAACAACAACTGTTTCCAAATACGTCTTGCTTTTTCCAACATTGAAGTTCCGTAAGGTAATTTTCTGTCATCACCCAATAATCTGAAGTGAGCAATTTCCCAAGATTGGAATTCCATGTTTTTGTTTTTCCAAGTGAAATGGAGGGCTTTTCTGTCTTTATCGACTTCGTTTTTAACATCCACAGAAATTTTTCCACTTGCACCAACCTCATGTCTTTCGATTTCAATGGTTGGAAGTTGTTGACATCCAACGACTCCCTTTTCGGGATCCAGTTTCAAATAAACAAAGTTATCACCATACTTACATGTGTTTCTTGTCCACATTGGTAAGTTTGTGTTGATGTCCAAAGCATTATTAAATAAATCCGCTAAAACCCCTTTGATTCTTTTAGACTCGGAATAGATTTGTAAAATAAACCCATCTTCATTTGTTGTGGTACATTCTTCAGCATAAATGTCCAAAGCCGCAGAAATTTCAGGGGTATATTCCATTGATTCGTAATCATATTGAGCCGACAGTCTTGTTGGTTCATAATAGATTGCTTGAGAATATAAATTGTTTTCTACTTTTGCCCACTGATTGGCAATATAATAAGTTTGTTGAGCTTGAAGTTTTTCTGTCTCGTATTCTTGTCTACTTGTTGTCCGTAAAAGTTCCTTTTTATCGAACTTGAAAGTAGGATAATCCTGATTGAGAAGTGAATTCGGTCCAAAGGTTTGTGACAATCTTTGCCAAACTGTCATGTTTTGATCTGCCATACGTAATTTTACTATTTACCCTGATAATATAAATAGTTATTAGGCTCCAAATAACCATCCATATTTTTGATAATCCGCTTTGGATGCCCCGTTGTTATTTAATCTTGGATCTCTACCCATTTGTGGTACCATTGGGTTGAAAAAGTCGGATGTATTTTTGTTTTCATTCATGACAGTTGCCCACGAATTCAACATTGCTTTTGTATGGTTTACAACTTTGGTCAATGACTGAAAAGATTTTTCGGCAACATAAATTGCCATAGATAATCCCATTATACAGTCATCATGTTGTCCTTTTTGGTGATCAGGTCTTCCGTTGATATAAACGAAAGTATTCATTTCGTTGTAAGTTCTTCTTGAATAAATTTTAAATCCATGTCTTACCGCTTCTTCAAAAGCGGCAATTATTTGAACTCGTTTCGTGTTAAAATTTATACCAGGGATTTTGTCATTTATCTTAGGGTCCCATTTCCATTTATTACTAGCGTCAACACCATCAACATACAATCCACCCTGATACTGTAGCTCTTGTAGTTTGCGAGCTGTAGACACCCCCATACCCCCTGTAATGTCAATTACACAGAAGGCATTATACATGGTTCCCCACTTATATGCGATTTCGGCTAAAACATCTGGTGGAACTTTACCGACATACTCCAATACCTGTTCTCTTTCATCAAAATCAATAATTTGTATTGATGAAAAATCCTCAGAGTCACCACGAGAAACGTCAACACCCATAACGTACTTATGACCGTTTTCAGGTTCCTTGAATATCCAAAGAGCGCTTCCCATCAATTTAGCTTGGGGATCTCTAACTTGATTTTTTGCAATATTTTGCATTAAATCAGAGTCAAATACGTTATCACCTGATCCCAAGAAATTACATTCCAATTCTTGGGCAACTTTTCGTCTATCGTACTTTAGTTTCTTCACCATCCCTTCGAACCATGAAGAACAAGGCTTATATCCTTTCTCTATGTAATCTTGGACTATGTCGTGGTCTCTTTCATATGGGTTATCCACGTTTAACTCAATCACGGTGTCTTGAGAATAATCTTCTCGATTAAGTAAAAAATGAACTAAGTCCGAAGTTTTTACCATATAAAGATCCTTTGTATATCTTGGATCTCGATACCAAAACATTTCCGATATTTTGAAATCATTCATGCCACGTAGGGCTTGATCGTAAATTTCATAATAAATCGGATCGTATCCGTTTGGAGTAGATACAACAATCACTTTACCACCTGTAGAAAGTGATGCCATACAAGCTGACCAGAAGTCACCGTCAGCCTCGATAAACGCCGCCTCGTCGAATATAAGTATGGTAGGGGTATATCCTCTAAGTGCATCTTTTGATGTGGCAACAGCTTTTACCTCACATCCATTATTTAATTTAAAATGTCTTTGTGAATTTTTTTCAACTGAAAATCCTATTCCAACCCAAGCTGGCCATTGTTCAATGAACCCACGGATTTTATTTGCCATTTCAACTGATGTATCCAATTTGTTGGCAATGATTAGAATTTTCTCAGGTTTTTCTTTTCTTGCGAAGGCAAGTTTTTTTGAAGACCAAGCGGCGGTGACTGTAGATACACCAGCTTGTCTATATTTCAAGGCTATGTTTTCGTTGTATTTTTCGTAGTCCTCAAGCAGGGATACCTGATCGGGAAAAAGTTCTAAAGGGACATACTTTGAAACTGTGTTGTCGTACGTCTGTAAATAAGTGCGAAGTGCATAAGGGGTATTCCTCATGCACTTCGTGTATTCTATTATTAGTTGTTCTTTATTCACAAGATTTAATCATATTCTGATTATGGTCTCGGGATACCCAAATCTCTGTAAAGCTGATCATAATCATCATCCTCATCATCGGATCCCTCTTCCCCTTTGAAATCATCATACTCTGTTTTTGATTTCTGAGCCATCTTCATAATTTCTTTGAATTTTGAAGTTGCTCTATTCACTTTCGATTGATCTTCAGAAATGGCGTCTCCAATTATATCCAAAAATTCTTTCGCAGGTGTTTTGTACAGAATAGTATAAAACCACGGAACTAATCCTTTGTTTTCATCATCAAACATTTCATCTGGTAATGCAAACCTGATTTTTTCAACAATCTCAGGACCAATTCGAAGTTGCATTGGTTCATTTGACAATACATCTGTGAATGATCTAACTTGTTGGGACATAACAGGGTCTTCAGGTAATCCATGTCTTGCGATTGATTCCTCAATACCTTTTATAATTTCATGACAAACGATTGGGAAGATTAAACCTTCTGCGACAATCTTGGTATCAGGTGTATCTTCACCCTCATCTCCTTCATCTTCGTCTTCAGGGTCTTTATTGACAATCTTAACTTTTCCCGCAACCCCATTTCCAGTTTGTGACATCATTTCAATCATTTGTTCCATTGAAAAATACATGAAATCATTGATTGCCATAATACTCAAATAAGCGGGATATAGTTGTGGATCGATTGCATCTAACCTTTGTTTAATTTCAGGTTTTTGGAAAATATAATGACCTTTTTTAGCGGCTCCTTGAACAAGAGCGTTGATCATATTTCTTTTATGAATTTCCAACTCCATCAATTCTTCGTCTGTCAAATCTTCAACGTCAAAAGAAGGAATTTCAGGTGAATCCTCATCTTCCTTTTTCTTCGGTTTGGTGGCTTGCATTCTGAAATCTGAAATATTGATAGGAGCCCTATTCAACAACGCCTCAATAGTAAACCAGTCAGAAGGAACCTGTGTTTCTTCTAAACACGCCTCTATAGCAAGTTGTTCCAATTCCTCTCGATGTCTACCTTCAATTCTTGTGATTGGGGGAACCTTGCTCATCATTTCTTGGATCATCATTCTTTGTACTTGCTCAGAACTGATGTCTTGGATTCCTGTAACTTGTTTCAGTTTATCCGCGACTTTACCAAATCTTGAACTTACTAATCTTTCAACATCCGCAACTCCTTTTCTTAATGCAGGATTTTTTGCGTACAAACTTTCAGGGCTACCCAATTTACGTTCCAATCTTGGGTCCATTCTTTCGGGTCTGTCCCCGTAATTTATCTGTTCTTTAATCTTTGCCATTTTCTTATTTCAATAAATTTAAGATAACATCAATTACTTCTTTTTTTGCAACTTCAGGAGATATTCTTCCCGCTTTTGGATCTATTTGTTCACCAGGTCGTGGATTTTTTCCAGGGTGTGCCGGTCTTGTTCTTGGTTTGGTATCAGGTTTTGTAATTGGTTTAGTTGGTGCAGTAGTTGGTTCCGCGCCAGCTTTAGGATCTATTTGTTCTCCAGGCCTTGGATTTTTACCGGGGTGAGAAGGTCTAGTTCTTGGTTTGGTATCAGGTTTTGTTGTTGGTTTCACAGGAGCTGTCAAAGGTGAAGCTTCTGCAAGATATTTTAACAAGTCCCCTTTGGT